CACGCTCTGGTTCTTTCGTTCCACATGAATCGATAGTAGAAGAAGGTGAACCAATGCCCTGGGAATAATGGCTTTTAGAAGATGGAATAAATCACCTAGTAAACAACCTCCTAAAAAATCATGGAGTCAAGACGAAATGAAAATAGTGGGTTGGTGTTTAACTAGAGGTATAAAAGTGGGTATAAGCCCAGATTGGAAAGATCCAACAAATAGATGGCAAATAGAAATATCTATAAACGGTAGAGTTCATACGGACCCTAATAGGTATAACGACGAAGAAGTGTATAACAAAGTTAACGAATATTATAAATACTATTATGACAAAAACATTCAAAAGAGCGAATGACGCTTATGAATATTATCATGACAAGATAATAAGAGAAGGAATTGAATTCGGAGATACAAAAGCTTTGTTTAATGTAGGTTTTTATATAGAAAACCCATTAGACCATGAGATAGAAAACAAAGAGAGAAAATGGAATCCAGTATACGCTGAAGCTGAATGGCAATGGTATAGATCTGGAGATAGGAATATAGCTAAGTTGGCAGAGCTATATGGTAAAGTTCCTGAGATATGGAAACGTATGGCTTTTCCAAACGGTAATGTTAATTCTAATTACGGTTGGCAATGGAATCAAAATGATCAAATTGGATATGTAATTGATCTACTTAAGAATGAACCAAATACTAGACAAGCAGCAATAACTATATTAGACATGAAAGAACATGATACGTTCGCGTTTGATACGCCGTGTACTTACGCAATTCAATTCACAATATTAAATAACAAACTTAATATGTCAGTTGTAATGCGATCTAATGATTTATGGTTCGGTTTCTGTAACGATCAATATCAGTTTTCAAAATTACAAGATTTGATTGCATGGAAATTAGATATAGAAGTTGGAACATATTTTCATTATGCACATAATTTACACTTATACAACGATAAAATATGATAATAGAAGAACATAAAGCTGTCTTTATACACATACCTAAAAACGCGGGTACTTCTATTGAAACTTTATTTGCAAATAATTCTTTTAAGATACAACCGTATAAACACGCTAATATCCACGAGATAAAAAAGAAGTTTCCAGAAGTATATAATTCTTATAGAAAATTTACAATAATAAGAAATCCGTATGATAAAATGGTTTCTTGGTATTTTTACTTAAAAAAACAAATAGGTGAAAATCATAAAATAATAGAATTTTCTAAATGGATAAAAGAACCTTCTAAACTTTGGCATGTAAATGATCCGACTTATTTTTTAGATCCACAGCACACATGGTTAGATGATACAGTAACTTTAATAAAGTATGAGAATTTAGACGAAGAATTAAATCAGTTTTTTGGTGAAGATATAAACTTACCTACAACTAATAAGTCTGATCATAATCACTTTACTAGTTATTATGATAAAGAATCTTCAAATATTATTTATAATAGATATAAAGAAGATTTTGAAAAATACAACTATAAAAAATTATGACATATTATATATACCATATACCAGGAAAAAAGATCGGGATGACTTGCGATCTATACAATCGAGTCACAGAACAACAAGGCTATGAACCACACGAGTATGAAGTTCTTACAGAATCAGAGGATATAGGTTTTGCTAGTGATATGGAAAGACAACTTCAGAAAGAATATGGTTACAAAGTCGACAGAGTACCTTATAATAAACTAAAATGTAATAAGAATATGAAAATTAATGTAACAGAACAAACAACAACATTTCCATATCCAGTAAATAAACTCAAAGGACATCTTGTAGATAATTTGGGGATGGAATGGGATACAGAATTTGGAGAAGTATTTTTAACTCACGAATCTATACGTTGGATAATGGATAATGTTAAAACATCTATGTATAATGACAATAGGTCTTATATATACAACAAGGCATTTGCTAGATATTTCGATAACAATAATGCTCACGAAACTAGAGTTGGAGGATTGTTTCCAACAGGTGTAAGACAGCAAAAATATTGTGATGATAGCTGTTCAAAAGTTAATCAATTTGATTTAATTAGAAATTGGGCCAAAGAAAGAGGATTGTACGATAAAGGTGATCCTAAAACCCAAGCATTAAAATTAGTTGAAGAAGTTGGTGAGACTTGTAGAGCCATACTCAAAGAAGATAAAATAGAGGCTATTGACGGTATAGGCGACTGTGTAGTAGTACTTACTAATTTAGCTGAATTATTAGGTACACCAATCGAAGTTTGTATTAATACGGCTTACAACGAAATTAAAGATAGAAAGGGTAAAATGGATAACGGAACATTTAAAAAAGATTAATTATGAAAAAAATAATTCTAATATTATTAGTCTCGCTTGGACTACAAACACAAGCACAAATTAACTATTGCGATTCTATGACTGTTATAGGTTCACAATCTCAAATAGTAGCTCAAGTTAATAATGTTAATACCTTAATGGATTGCTGGACCACACATACAACATGCGGTATACTAATGGGTAGTGATAGTTTGACAACGTCTCACTTAATATATAATTTTGCTAATCCATACGATACAATTATTATATGTATTTATAACACTATAAATGGAGTAACAAATAGCTGTTCTAAAACTTGGGTGTGGAATGGAATGTATTGGGCCAAAATGATGCTAAATACTAATATAAATGAAATAGAAAAAAGCAAATCAAATAACAATATTATGTATGACTTAAATGGCAGGAAAACACTAAAACCAAAAGGACTTTACATAAAAAACAACAAACTATATTTTAATGACTAAAAAAGAAATTAAATTTAGAGACCCTGTAGTTGAAAGAGTCGTAGACAAATTCGTATCTAGGTCAGATGTTGGCTTTAAGAAATACGGAACTACATTACACGAAGAACGTACACAGAAAGTTAAAGGCCTTCTTAAATATCTTCAGGATATACAAGAGGAACTTATGGATGCTGTACTATATATACAAACAGCTCGTGAAGAAATCGAGGATAATTATACTTATCCAGAATTTAGAAAAAAGCATTATGGCGAGGAAAGTTAGAAGGAAGAAAGGTCCTGTTAGAAGTAAGAAAGTCACAATCGACGGGATAACCTTTGCTTCAGGTCTTGAAAAATATATGTATCTCGCTTTGAAAAAAGCTAAGATAAAAGCTAAGTACGAGGGAGAGACATATATTCTGCAAGATAGTTTTGAGTTTAAGAATAAGAGTTATGAGAAACAATCTAACGGAAAGGGGGAATTTAAAAATAGAGGTGAAAAAAAGATATTAAATATCAAATATACACCTGACTTTGTAAACCCTTCGTTTATAATAGAATGTAAAGGTAGAGCAAATGAAAGTTTCCCTATTCGTTGGAAAATGTTCAAAAATTATGTAAAAGAACACTTAAAACATGTAACTTTATATAAACCACAGAACCAAAAAGATTGTGACGAAGTAATTAGATTAATATTAAATAAAAACAAATCAAATGAAAGTTAAAGATTGGGAGTTCAGTATAGGTACATATACTGGGATATTAATAGGATTCAGGTCATATCAAGAAGGGTCAAAATCAAATCACGTATTATATATACCTTTTGTGGATTTTTGTGTTACAGTTTGGCATGAGTAAAGAGTTAAATAAAAAGATACTTTCGGACATAACAGTCTATATGAAGTATGCTAAGTATCTGCCCGAGTTAAATAGAAGAGAGACTTGGGAAGAACTAGTCACGCGTAACAAAGAGATGCATCAAAAAAGGTATCCAGAATTATACAATGC